TAGGTTTCTTTAACTTTTTATATTTAAATTTACGATCTTGAGTTTTCCGCTTTTTCATATAATTCCGTTACACGTCTTACATATCCAGGATCACGTCTACTACTATCCCAATATCTTGGATCGTTAAGCATAGCTTTCAAATCATCTTGTGTTGCTTGTGAATCTATTTGTGTAGATGAACTAGGCATAGCTGTATCTTTATTTAAAGTCATTATTTCTTCAAGAGCTTTTACTCCTTCAGCAGTAGATGCTAAATTTGACATTGCTGAATAAGACTCTGGACTTAGGTTTTTTTTAGACCAAAGTTCTGTTGCTTCTATTCTTGCTTTTCCACTATCTCCAAGTTTTTGAATTTCCATATTAGAATCTGGTAAATTAGCAACTGCATTATCTACAAATGCTTTAACACCACTATCATATTGTTCTTGTGATAATCCTGCGTTCTTAGCTGTTTCACTCCACCATTTTACTATAGGCATTTCTTCATCAATTGATAATGAAGTATTTTCTATTTCTGGTACGTTTAATTTATAACTTTCTGGAACACTACTAAGTTTTTCATTTGCAATATCTTCTCTGATTTGTTTAGTAAGATCTTCTGTTCTTGATCCAAGTTTAGTTTCAAGTGAATTATAACTTGAAGCTAAATTTTCTAAATTAACTTTGTTTGCATTATTATCCCAAAATTTTTCTTGAACGTATTCTGGTCTTCCTTCATCTGCAACATCAATTGTAGCAATTGGTGCTGAAACTTCAACATTATCATCTGCCATTTTGTTCTCCTTTGTTTATTCTTGTTTTAATTATACCCATTAAAAATCTCATACCTTCGATATGAAATAAATGATTACTAGTTACATTAGGCCCAGCAACTACATCTCTAGTTATGGACTCTAAATAAACTAATACTTTCTTACCTTCATCTCCTTTAAACAATGTTGCAAAATGTTTATTAAGTTCAGTTTCTTCTTTTACTGATCTTGTATAACCATCAACATTTTTTATTGGAAGTTCTTTCTCTTTCTTTAATTGATCCCAACTCATATTAACTTTCTGGAGGAGGTTCTTGTCCTGCCGATTGTTGTAATTCACTCATTCTTTTTGCTAATTCTTTTTGTTCTTCTTCATCTCTAATAAGTTTTTCTGGTAGATTCATTTTTTCTGCTAAATATTTTGCTGTTGCATTTTGATCTACAATTAAATTAATCATTTGTGGCCCAAATGTTCCTGCAATTATTTCATTAAATCTAGTTACATCTGCAACATCTTGTAAATGTTGAGCTTGAGCTAAAGGTGAACGAGGTGCTATTTTTACTTCTCTACCATTTACTTTTGGTATATTTATTCTTCCTTGTTTAGATAAAATTCTAATAATTCTTCTTAGTAATGGATTAATTAATTCTGATTGTAATCTTCCAAAGGATGCTCCTATTTGTCTTGATAGGTCAGCCATTCTTTCAGACACTTCTGTTGCTGTCATAGGAGTTCCTTCAGGTCTTCCTAAAGCTTCCATATATAAAGCTTTCTTAATATTCTGTCGCATATCTTGTAAAACTAATTGAGCTACATCAAAGTTAGATGCAGATTGTATAGCATTTAATCCTCTTGATCCTGGTGCTACAGGTATTAATGATCCTGGAACTAATTGAATATTGTCTGCATTAATAACACCATCATCTTCATAAGTATAAACTCCAGACACTGCCATTTGTGCATTTTGTAAAATTAATTCAACAGTTAAGTTGCAAGTTTTAATTGCTCCCATAGCATTAAATACTGGCCCTCTACCATATACTTCTCCAGATGCTTTGTTCCATCTAAAAACTAAATATGGATTTGAGCCATCTCCTGTGTAAATTTCTTCAAATAAAATATGTTTTGGATTTTCCATTACTACACATAATTTATATTTTTCTACATTAGGTTCGTAAATTTTATAAACTGCTTCTATAATTTTAATTTTTTTACTTTGTTTTAATGGATCAAAATTTTCTGGTAATACAGCTTTAGGATATAAAATATTTATTTCTTCTGGTTTGCAATATCTAGTTCTGTAAACTGTATCTATTACACCGTCTGGCCCATTATTTAAACAAACTCTAGTTAATGGTATAGAGGAAAATTTAATTGGATTAATTGCATCTCCTTCTTCAACTAACATAACTCCTGTACCAATAGCAAGATCCATAAATGCTTCATGTATTTCTTGATTAAAATTTGAAGTTTGTAATATTTGAAAAACGTAATCTGTAATTTTATCTAGCTCTAAATTAATTTGTGGTTTTTCTTCTGGCTCAATTTCTGATCCAGCTTGAAAATCTGCCCATCTAGCAAAGGTAGGAACTATTCCTGCTTGAAGTCTTGATGCAAATTCTTGCACTCCAACTACAGCAGTTTCATCAAAAATTTTATCTGTTCTTTTTTGTCCTGGAGATTCATCATAAAAAGATTCTCTATTAGGTAAACAATATTCGTAAGCTTCTTCAAACCTATCTTTCCAATGATCTTTAATACTTTGAGCTTCTTTGTATTTTTTTAAAACAGCAACTGCCTTATCAGTATTATCTACTGTAGGTGAATTATCAGTTGTATATTCCATTGTTTTATTTTAGATTAAGATAAATATCCACTGCCACCTGCTTTACCAAACAAAGATCTTGATCCTACCATTCCTTTAGCTTTTCTAGCGTCAAATGATTTTTCTTGTCTTTCTAATTCAAATTTTTTTTTATCTGCTTCTTCTTTAGCTTTTTTAACAGCTGGATCTACTGCTGGTGGTGCTGGTGGTTTTGGTTTAAATAAACTTCCCATTAATTTAATTCCTCCTCGTCTTGAAAATCATCTTCTTCAAAATCATCTAAATCTTGTGGAAATAAAATATTTTCTAGTTCTTTCATTAGAGATTGTTCTTCTAAATGAACTTCTTCAATTTTATCTAAAATTTGTCTAGCTGTTTTTTTTGCCATGATTTTCTTTTTTTACATTAAATGGCTTATATCCAGCTTTTAGCAACGCACAATATAACTGGTACGGAGTAAGGATGTACCATTTAAAAAATCCTATAAGTCGCATAACAAATGCAACACAAGTTAAATCTTTAATCCTAAAGAATTGCCATTCATCTTTAATAGGACATATTAAGATTTTATGATCTGACAAGTAAAAAAATATGTCTTCTATTTCTTTTTCATCTAAATAAGACATTCTTATACCAACATGAGTATATTCTAAATGAATCCACAAATTATGTTTAGCTGAATATGATAAAGCTCCACAATGGGTAAAACCTTTTTTTAACCACCATAAATATTTTGAATATCTATTCTTAGTTTCGTCATCATAAAAATAGACTAACCATTCCTTTTGAAAATATCCCATACTTTCCTTGGTTGTTTTTTAGCTTGTCCTGTAAATACATCCCATTGCTTTTTAGCAATAGTTGGTTGTGAAGGATTTTTACCAGTCATCATTGTTCTGCCTTCACCAGCTCCCATCATAAGATATTGCAACGCATCGTGAACGTGGGAGTATCTATTCTTTAATGGTTTTTCATCATACCTATCTCCAGAAGTTTGAAGTCTTCTGTAATGATAACCACCATTAAAACCTTTCTTTAAATTAATACATTCTGTGTTCATATTAAATCCTGGTTGTCCATCAACCAATCTTGATAAAGTAGAATCTACAGCTTCTATTCTTAACGCAACATCGTTTGATGGTGCAGGTACAGCTTTCAATCCAAAAGTTCTCATTATTTGAAACGGAGTTCGTTCATCCGTTTGTGATCTAAAATCTCCAGAAGGATCACCATAAATCATAATATCAAAACCTTTATATACTTTAGCAATCTCTCCTCTCAGTAATTCTGAGAATCTCATTACACCCATATCAAAACAAACTAGTTCATTAATAATATTCCATTTTCCTGTAGTAGTTCTTTGACCAAACACAGCAGCAGGTGTTAGTCCAAAGTCAATTCCAATCCATATAGGTTGGTTAGGAATTAATGCTATTGCATTTTTAGTAACGTGTAATTCTTCTTTGAAGCTGTGATATACAGGTTTACCTTCTTCAATAGATCCTAGTTTATTTAAAACATAAACATCAATCCATCCTTTAGTCTTACCTCTAATAATATTAGGATAGTATTGTGGTGTTATGTTTATTTTATTCTCTGCTTTGTCATAGGGTTCATAAGCAGTAGTCATACCATCCTTATCTTTTTTTTCTAACAATGCTGGTGGTTGTGTATGAAAACTCCAGTTATCTGGTTTGATTAACATCAAAGCTTCTTCTCTTGAGATATGATCTGGTACTGGAACATCGCCAGACATTATAGCCCACCAATGATCTTCTTCTGGAGCATTAGTATCAGCTATAACTCCATACCATGATGCACCACCATCTCTCATAGAAGGATAACGTCCAACCCTCATAGTACAAGCATCTATAATACTCTTAGGTATTTCTCTTGCTTCATTAACCCAGACTCCTGTTAACTCTAATGATAGCAATTTCTTTACGTCTTCTGGTCTATCAAGTGCCAAGAACATTACTTCTAGTTCTATTTCTCCTTGATTAATCCTATGAGTATAAGGAACAGACCAAGCAAAATGTCCCCACTTATCTTCTGGAAACCAATCGATCCAAGTTTTAATTGTAGTTGTTTTAAGTTGTGGATTAGTATTTCTTATTACTGCCCATCGTGATTTTCTTTTTCCATCCTTACCTTTTTTTTGTAGCAAGGCTCTACGAAAAATTTCAATACAACAAGCAACTGATTTACCAGATCCAACTGGCCCTCTGATTCCTCTAAAGAAATCGTCAGACTTCATAAACTCTTTTAGTACAATACCTTGTGGTTTATATTTAAAATCAATCGACATTTACACCAACATTAGCTTTTAACATATTATAAATTGTTTCTTCACCAATAGCTTCGACAAGCTTATCAGCTTCATAATCTGTTATCATGTGTGTTGGGTAATGAGATAAATGTGTTTTCTTAACAACTGTTCTTAATCTTTTTCTATCTTTAATACTTAAATTATTGAGGAACGACATTTTAATTGTTCTACCCTTTCTAATACTACTTTGAGTATTTCAGTTTCTTTTCCAAACTTTTCTTCAAATGCCTTCTTAGCCATGTGTATAGAGAAGTTACCTTGATGATGGTCGTGGCATAAGGGAATAACGTGGAAGTGACTCGTACGTCTTCCTATGCCTGTTCCAGGGGGTCTTATATGGTGTAGGTTAGCAGGTCTTTCACAGACAAAGCATCCAAGCTCTGCTACCCACCTCATATGTTCTTTTTCTTTCTTAGTAGCCACTAGTTTTTGGTTTTGGTTTAGGCTTTGGTTTTGTCATTGGTTTTTTTGATGGTCTTCCTTTTTTAGATCCGTAAGTCCCTTTTCCTGCTGGCATTTTTTCTCCTATTTGTTTTTTA